CTTCTTTCAAGTTTGTAACCTTTTGTACTACAGCAGGAGTGGTAACGTTACCTGTATTACCTGTTCCTAATGCGTAATATGTACCTGCGTGGCCAAATCCGTAAGTTGTACCATCTTTTGTTCTAAAGTAACCTGATTTGTAACCATTGTAAAATTGTATCCAAATATCAACGATATCACCGTTAGGTGCCGTTTCATTTTTAGTAAATGTTGTTGTGTTAGTTGTAGTACCATTACCAAAGTTACCATAGTTGTTTTCGCCACACCAATGTGTGTAACCATTACCATCTAGGATTACAACCCAAGTATCATCACCTGTACCCTCACACATAAACACAGCGATACCATTGTTAGCAACTGGATCCCAACCTGTCATTTTTACAGGTCTGTATTTGTCAGTTGTAGTACCATCGCCTAATTGTCCGATACCGTTATTACCCCAAGCATATATTTGGTCGCTTGCTGTTCTAGCATACGAACTATTACCTGTTGTACCGATATCAATAATTTTTTCGTTATCAAAGTATTTGTTAGGTATTCTGTAAGGTGCTGTTTTGTTTTGTGTTCTACCATCACCTACTTGACCTTGGTCATTATAACCCCAACACCAAACGTGGCCTAATTCATCTAAAGCCATAATTTGTTTTGAAGTATCCCAAGGATAACAAGCTGTTTTAATAATTCTTGTATCTTCTAAACCGTGAACTCTGTAAAAACCCATTCTATCTGATTGAGTATTACCGTGTCCCATTTCACCATTTGATTGTTCACCGTTTCTAAAGACTTCTCCGTTCTCCATAAGTATCATAGCACTATTTCTTTCTTCGTGTATTTGTATGACTCTAGGAGTTGTTAATTCTTTTCTTCTAGGTATTGTATGATGACCTCTCATTTCATCATAACCAGTTGCGTTCATATCCTCTGAACGTCTGTATTCCCAAAATCTCATACACATTTCACCAAAGTAAGATGAGTAGTGGTCATTTGAGTCTTGGAAACCTGTTCTAGGATATCCCATACCCCACAAAACGCCGTTTTTGTCAATATATCTCTGTGCGTTGTCAACACTTATACAAACGTTATTGTGGTGTTTGTAAGGCCAATGCATTGGTTCTGGACCAAAGAAAGCACCAGCATTTTCTTCTTGGTTAACTTGTCTACCAAAAGATTCCCAATCGTTGAAATATGATTGTACGTGTGCTGGATAATCTTCGTAAGTCTCTTGAATTAATCTACCACTTGTTGTTGTAGATTTAGACATTAAAGGAGACCTTGTTCTTTCTTGAGGACCAAAGTGAGGAGGTCTACCAGTTGTATTTCTTAATGCTCTGTATAATCCTGTTGGACCTTTGTAAACTATTTCACCATCACTTTTTCTTTTTTGTGGTCTGTAAATTACGATATCATTGTAGCAGTAATCTGCGTGAGGATTATATTCACCTCTAAATCTGATACCAGTTTGTAATCTGTCCCAATGTTTGAAACCTCTCCAAGATTGTTCTATTTCAAAACCTATGTTTGCATTATTACCATACATAGCAGTTTTACCTGAAGCTGAACAATAAGGATAAATTTTTGTATATGAGTTTCTAAATCCGATTGGTATATAAATTTCTATAACTCTATCTTGGTTTTTCTCAAAAGCAAATTCACTACCACCTCTTGTTGAACCATCTTCAGTAGTGTATGCTGGCATATCTCCAGTATAATCACCACCACTATTTGCAAAAGTATCGTTTAGTGAATTGATGTATTGTGCTTCTGTAACCTGTCTGTTATTTAAGAAGTATCTTACATAACCGTTTTTATTTGCACCTCTCCACATTGGAATGTTTGTCGGTATGAAACTTCTTGCTCTTGTTTGTGGAGCATTTGTTTCAGCAGACCAACCCATACCAGAGTGTTGAGAACAATAGTAATAAAGTTTTGGCGCACCTTTTCTAACTTTAATTTCTGTGTATGCACCTTTTTTACCTGGCGTTCCTACCGTGGTTACACCAGTTGTGTATTCTGAACCTGAATTATGGGTACCGTTAGCAGTTGTAGAAAATTTTAGAGGATGGTTATTGTTTGAACTATCTGATTGGTCAAATCTGTAAGTTTTACCCTCTGTTAAATTTAATGCAACACCAGCTGTAGCGGTTACACCATCTATTGAATATTTGTTAGTAGAGCCCACATTGTAATAAGGGTGGTCACTAGGGTTACCTGATACTACTGCAACCTCAAAAATTCTTTCATCAACGGCAGTTGGGTCTATCATATCTGGTAAATAGAAATTTGTATTATCGTCTGTTACCAATTCATTATTAGGACCTCTAATAATTTCTGCACCTGAACCAGAGAAGTTTACTACAGCACTTGCACCTGCACCACCCATTCTAGTGTCTTCAGCATTTGCACCTGCAGCTGATAGATATAATGGATAGAAAACACCTGATTGACCTGTTGTGTCAGTACCTACAACATAGTAAGGACCATCGGGGTCAGCAGCTAATGAAGTACCACCTGAGCCGTGTGTACCATCAACGGTTGTTGAAAACGCTAATGGAAAAGTTTTATTAGATTCGTCTCTTTGATGAAATCTGTATTTTTCACCCTCTCTAAAGTGTGTAAAGTTTCTATCTCCGTCGTGTTCTTGTCCTAAATCTTGACTTGGTAATCTATTGTCAAATTTAAATTGGTTTGAAGGAGAAGTTACCGCCTCTACATAAAAGTTGTTGTGAACTGGTGTGTATGATTGATAGAAAGCATTTTTTTCTGTATTCAATTCTCCATAACCAAAGAAATTACTTCTATCACCTTGAGCATAAGCTTCTTTTTCGTGTAGTAAATGATATTGATAATCCAAGAACATACCATTTGAAATTCTGTCGTAGTTAGCTTGTTCAAAAGGTAATCTTGTTGAGTTTTGAGTATTTTCATCACTACCATATCTTGAAGTGTTTACAATTCTTCTACCTGTAGCGTCTGACCTTTGGTCATAATCTCTTACGGTATGATAACCACTTCTAAAGTCCGGGTCATTAGATAGTGTTCTTGTCCATTTGTAACCTGATTGTTTATCTCCTGGAGCACACTCTTCATAACCAGTTGAGAGATAAGGATTTTTACAAATCCATAAAGAGTTGTTAAACCAAACTACATCATCTTTTTGATAGTTTGTGTTTTTATTCCAATCTCCTTGGAAACTGAATTTTACTCGTCCTAAATTTACTTTTGCCATTGTTTATCTCTCTTATATTTATCCTAATATTGGCGGATGAGGTATGGTTACATATTGTCCGTCCCATTGACCTTGCATATAACTACCACCATATCCGTTTATGTAATATCTGTTATCAAATGTTTTATATTCAAAGAAACCATAGTTTGAATCAGAGTTGTCACCGTAACCACAACCGTTCACATCTTCAACGTTTGCCATCATTGACGGTGGTATTTTGTTTTGAATAAAGTAACCATCATTAAAATGTTCTTTACCATTCTCTGCGTCTCTATCTGTATTACAATTACCTGAACTGAAACCTACAGCAGCCATACCATAAGTGTTTCTACCTGCTGAATACATTATTCCGTCCCAAGTTAATATTCTTACAGACGTATCGTTATAATGTGAATAACTTGAAATTTGTTTTACATTTTTAATATCTTTTTGTACGTTAGAACCAATTTGTACTTTTGGTGTTTGGAAACTATTTTGTGTTGTGTTATTACCAATACCTAAATTGTAATAGTTATTGTAACCAGCACATTGTATATTTCCTTGAGAATCTTCAATCCAGAAATTAGGATAGTTAGCGCAACCTGTAAACCACATATTGTGAGCGTCTGAATTAGTTGCATTACCACAACCATTTGAACAAATTGTAAATGTGTTTAGAGCAGTTGTGTTACCATTTCCCATCCAACCTGAACCGTTATAACCAGTTGTATAAATGTTTCCTCTTTCTGTCAAGATTGCAGCTCTTTGGTCATCCGAGTCTGTATCTTGTAATAATCTTTTAATTCTACCAACACCTGAATCTGTAAATGCTGGTGATGTAATTTGTTGAGGCGTATTTTGGTCAGACGTATTTCCTACACCTAATTGACCATCATTGTTTCTTCCCCAAGCATATAAATTTCCTGCTGTGTCAACTGCGTGAACCATCACATAGTTACCACCTGAACACCATATATGGTCAATCTCATTGTTATTGAAATAAGTTGCTTTTGGAATTAATTGAGGCACATTGTAATCAGTTGTATTGTTTGTACCTAACTGACCATATCCGTTATAACCCCAAGACCATAAATTTCCGTTTTCATCTAAAGCATAACAAGAGTGAGTATTAGTATTTTGTCCGTCCATCACGTTTGTAATCCAACATCTTTTAATTCTAACATCTTTAAATATGTGTGTTGAACTATTAGCTGCTAAATAAACGTTTTGGTTAGAACCACCAACTCTTACCGGGTGGTCTCTGTTATTAGTTGAAGCGTCACCATTTTGACCGTGACCACCATAACCCCAATGATATAATTCACCAGAATTCATAAGTGCCATACCACAAGCATAACCTAATTCTAATTGAATTATTTTAGGAATTTCTCCGTCAGGAGTTGTATGAACACCTGTACCACCATTGTCTGTACTTCTCCACCAATCATAGTGGTGGAAAGTTAATTGTCTTCCTGTCATTAAGTCGTGGTTAAATGCGTTACCGCCATCTGAATTTGAGCCCCATAACCAAGCGTTACCTGTACCACCAATAAATCCTGGTGTGTTAACTGAACATCTAAATGTTCTTTCAGGTCCTAATCTTTCGTATTTGTTATCTGTAAATACAGGACCTCTGTTTGCTAATGATACACATTCGTGTGGGTTACCTGTAAATAAATCTGAGCTACCTCTTAATTGTTTTTGAAGAGTTGCAACATCAAAAGTTAAATCACTTGCAGCTGTACCACCAGATTTAGTGAATACATCACCATCAATTGTAATTGTATCACCAACTTGGTTATCTTCACCACCTGCTAATTGACCTGTGTCGTTAAAATATCTTCTCTCTCTTCTTGAATCATATCTTGTATCTTCAACGGTTACCGTAGCCGCACCTGCAACACCGACACCATTTACTCTAAATGTAAAGTCAGGAGCACCACCGCCACCTAATGAACCATCTGCGATTGTAATTTCTTCGTTGTCAACATAACCTGTACCACCAGTTGGAGTTGACGCTTTATTTCTTTCTTTAATAATTTCTACTTTTGAAGCAGCACCTGTACTATCAATTGTAATATTAAATCTTGCACCTGTACCAACACCTGTTGTTGCACTTTGAGTTAAGTTAGTATATGTACCTGCTGTTCTTGAAGAATTTGCAGCTGCAAAGTTATCAATTGCTTTAATATTTCCGTCACCCTCAATTATAACTCTAAACATACCTGGATATGCACCTGCTCTTGAAGATGATTTAGCGGTTACAAATTGATAAGTACCGTGTAATCTGTTTGCGTCAGCAGCTGAAATATTATTTACTGATTCAATTAAACCATTGTCTTCCCATTGTTGGTCATCAGCTTCGTATTCTGTACCCATTTTCAACCAGTACATATTAGCATTTGTATCAACATTTCTGTTGTAAGGTAAATATCTATCTGTACCGTCTGTTGTGTGTTGTCTTAAACATATGTAAGTTGATAATGTTTCTTTAACTTGATAAGGCTCGTAATCTGTTCCTCTGTCATTGTTAATACCAACTCTAATTTGTACAATATCGTTTTCGTAGTAAATTGTTCCTGATGTGTTAACGTGTAAGTTTCTCCATCTAAATGAATTTCTTAAAGGTCTCCAAGTGTCCCAATCAGCAACTACAATTTTACCACCATAGTTTGCATTACCTGTTGAGAAGTAATAAACTTCATCTGGTGTATCTTTTGTAAATTCTACAACTACTTTTCTAGCAGTTTTAGTATTGAATTTTGATGTATTAATATAATCTGCTCTTGAAACTGGCTCCTCAAGATGATAGTAAGAAACACCATCATTTAAATAATTTGAAGATTGACTAGCAGCTGTAGTTGATATTGCAAGAGGATTGTCGTCATTGTTATTATTGTTTTGATAGAAAACAATTTTATCACCTCTTCTTACATATAGAGTAGGAGCATATTCAATTGTAGAGGTTACGTCTGCGTCTATTTTAAATTTGTTTGTTGAATCTAATGGGTCGTTTGCGACTTCAACATTGTAGTAGTATTGTGTGTTTTGTTCTGGTCTTTTTCCAGTTGTATTAGATTCTCTGACCATTAAATAATCAGTATTATTCCAAATTACAACATCATCTTTTTTATACGCAATAGTATTATCGTAATCACCACGATAATTAAACCATAAATTTCCAATATTTGTTCTAGTAATTGCCATTTTCTATCCTATTTATACTCTTATGCCTCAGCTTTTGATTCATCAGCTATTGTTCTATAAACTAAATTACCACCTTTATCTAACTCAATTCTCATTGAACCGTTTATAATGTCAAAACCTAAATTTTCTTCAGCAGCGTTAACTAATGTATCTACATTTTGAGTTACCGTATTGAAGTTTGTAACCACTTGTCTATTTAATTGACCTGTATCTCTATCAAAAGATAAAGTCTGTAAATTAGGGGTCACATTTTGGTCTACATATGCCTTGTTAGCCAAGTGATTAGCACTTGTAGGCGCAACAGCAGTTTGTGGTATTGTAGTAAATGTTGTTGTATTTCCAGTTGAAGCCGATATGTTCGCACCAGAAATTGTTATTTCACCAATTACAGCAGAGTTAACGGTCAAGTTGTTTTGACCACCACCTAATTGGTTTTCAACGAATGTTCTAATTGCCTTCTCGGTAACGAGAGCATTATCAGAGTTGTCTCCTAAAGTACCATCTGTACTAAATTCTGAAACGGTTGCACCAAAATTTCCTAATGCAACTGAACCTAGAGATAATTGTCTTAATCCAGATAAGTCAAAAGCTTCTGCGTTCAATGTTGCCTTACCTGTTGATTGTTCTACTCTAAACAATTCACCAACTCTAAAGTTACCATCTTGGTCGGTTGATGTATAGAATACTCTACCTCTATCTAAATCAGCAACTTCATCAGCTTGGTCAGGTTGTTGTGTATAACCATTTAAGTCTGGATAATTTGTAGTTGCAATACCACCTGTACCGATATCTAGGAAGTCGTGACCTGTTAATCTGATATTTGAATAATTTTGTCTTATTGTAGCAGTTGTTCCGTGTGTTGGAGCATTTGCTTTTGAAATATTTGGCGATACTTCTAAATTTGTTATACCACCGTTAGCGTGTGAAACAACGGTTACGATAATATAACTTACCGTTGAAGCATTTGAAAATACGATACTTGAACCTGCTTTTGGAGCGGCTGATAGACCAGAAGTCTTAACCGTTGCACCAACTGGTAAAATATCAGCATAACCATCACCGCTTACCGTTCCTGCTGTGTTCTCTTGTTTATAACCTGAACCTGCAGCTACGTAAGTCCATCTTGAAATTACACCATCGCCGATTGAAGCAGTACCTGTTCCTACCGTTGTTGCGTTAGGGTCAGTTACCGAAATTGAAGGCGCTGAAGTATATCCTTCACCACCATCTATGATTAAAAATCTTTTTATTTTTTGGTTTTCAATTACAACTCTTGCTAATGCATTTCTTGTAGGAGAACCACCGCCGGTTACGGTTACTCTCGGCTCAATCTCATAGTTTGTCGTTGCGTTAGGAGCAACTGCAACACTTGTTGGACCGAATACATCAAAACCTGCTGTACCATCTTCTTTATATACCGTAGCAGTTTTTGTTGCTGATACGTAATCACCAATATAAGCAGTTTGACCTGAAGCCGTACCACTTGTTACCGTAATTCTCATACCATTATAGAAATCATCTGCCTGTGTATCGGCAGCCGCTAATCTAATTGTAGTTGTTGAACCACCTTGAGCAACACCAATTGTAGTAAAGTGTCCATCACCATTTGTGGTTACATCAATATGTTTGACGGCGCCGTCATCTATGTCAGCAGTAAAGTTAGCATTTGCGCCTGAACCTGTAATTGTTTCTGTAGCAGACGTGTAAGTTTCACCTGCGTATTCTTGTTCTAATCTGTAAACACCAGCGTTTGATACTAATGCTCTACCAATGATTGCCTCATTATCTCTTGTAGTTACCGTTGTTGTTGTAGGTGTTTCGTTAGGGTCAACACCTGAAGCAACTGAACCTTTTTCACCATAAGAGTTGTTAGAGTTTAGTGAACGCATTACACCACCTGAATCTACTAGATAACCTACGTGGCAGTAATAAGTGAATACTGATACTAATTCTGATTTTGCACCATTCAATAACCAAACACCGATACCGTTATCTATAACCTGTGTAAAGTCATTTGCAAGAATTGATTTATTACCTGCATTGTGTAAAGAACCATCAATCTTAATACCGATTGCTCTAGTACCAATTGATGAGCAGTTTTGTACGAAAGGTGACCTTGCAACAATATGAACAGACGTATCTGTTGGACCTGTTCCTGGGTCAAGAGCACAAACAACACCAGTTGCTGTTGCACCTGTACCTGTTGTTGGTCTTGTAATACCATCTGCACTAGCTGAACCTTGTAATTGTCCTGTCATACCACTAAATGTCATACCAGATAATGTACAAGAGTCATTTAATCTAAACATTGTCTGTCTGTTATTCGGTGTTGAACCATCACTTGAAATACCAGCACCTGAACCATTGTTAGTTGTAGTATCTGGCGAAACGGTAACACTTCGTAAGTTGTCACCTATGATAGCAGTTTTTCTAGGAACCGTAATCGGTAATTGTTCAGTATATGTTCCTGTTGCAACTTTAATTGTTTTGAAATTTGTAGCGTCTGAAGCTAATTGTGTACAAGCATATTTAATTGTTCTCCAAGGTAATTCAGGAGAAGTACCTCTACCTGTATCTGTATTATCAGCACCTGAAGTAGATACGTAATAAACTTTATCTGAAACATTTGGTAATGCCCAAACAATATCTGTACCATCTGATTTTAGGAAAGTACCAGCAGCGCCGATTGGTAATCTAACTCGTTGAGTTGCGTCTCTAGTTAGTATATCACCTCTTGTAGTTAGAGTTGCGTTTGAATCTCCTTCTGCAAGTAAGTCCCAAGAAGTTTGACCTGAAACATCTGGTCTGTTTGAAGCTGATGATGTGTGATTTGTTTTTGCTCTGTATGAAGATGAGCCGTGTGATACTGCGTCACCAATTTTGTAAGCAGTACCTGTTGCCCAATTGTTTCTCCAATATAAACCTTCAACAACTAAATCCCAATATGAGTTAGTTGTACCTGTTGGTTCTTGACCTGTGCCATCAATTTTAGCCACATAATAATGACCACCGTGATTAACGGTATCACCAGTTTTGTATGCTGTTGAGTTTGACCAAGTACCTGTATTGTTAAATCCTGTTGTTAATAATTTCCAATCTGAAGAGTTGTTATAAGGTATAACGTTATTGTTTGCTCTTTCAGCAACATAGTTATAACCGCCGTAGGTTACTATGTCACCTAATTGGTATAAAGTTGATGAAGACCAAGAGTCTTCAAATTCTAATCCTGATACGAATAAAGTAAATTTAGTTTCATCTAAAGTTGCACCTGAAGATGTATGTTGAGTTGTACATAGATATGTGTTTGCACCATATTTTACTATGTCATCATTTCTGTAAGATGTTGAAGTTTGCCAATCACCTCTCCAAGCTAAACCAGCAGCGAATGTTTGCCATTTAGCATTATCGTCATATAAGTCTGCTTGTGAAGTATGTCCTGTTAAACATCTGTATGTTGAACCACCAAAGGTAACAATGTCGTCAACTTTGTAAAGAGTTGTTGACGCCCAATTTCCTTTGTATTCAAAACCGCCGGCCATTTTTGCCCATTTAGGCGTTGCGTGGTTTAAATCTGTGTAAAAATCTGCTGAAGCTGTATGGTTTACTTTACATACAAACGCATTACCACCATAAGTAAGTACGTCATCTTTGATATAAGCGGTTCCGGTTGACCAAGCACCCTTGAAGTGAAACTTTAATCTACCTAGTACAAAATCTGCCATTGTTCGTTCCTATATTTCCTTATTATGTGGTCCAGTTTCCAGTTGCACCATCTTTTGAGCTATACGTATATTCACTTCCAATTCTCAATATCAAATAGCCTTCATCATTAATAAAGTATGTCGCTTTATTTTCATCAAAAACGTGTTGCTCATAGTTTCTAAATTTAGTATTAGCAAGTCGTGGGTCATTTGTTGAATTATACTCAACAGGTATATCATTAATATTATGACCTACTCCATAAGGACCACTCGCATATTCCATTTCATTCGTTTGAAAAGAACCAACAGAGTTGTAAGCAGTACCCTCACCATTGTCCATTTTAATAGTGTCTCCACTATACCAATTTACTTTACTATAAGTTAAAAGACCATCAGCGTCTCTCTTCATTCCGTGGAGAGCATATTCACTAGTAATAACTTTACCATTTGCGTCTTTAGCATTGTAAACTTTATTAACTACTAGTGCCATTCTGGTCTTCTCCTAACTTAAATTCTATCTATATTTATAAAAGTTTTTAACTTAATTCTAATATAGATAAAAAACATTCCATATTAGCTACATCACCATAAATTCTGATTATATCGCCAGCCTCTAAATTTAGAGGTTTATCCATCTGTAAAGTGTCATTTGGTGGTACCTCACCATCTTTAATAACGTGTCTGAACGTTGTACCGCCATCTGTCGTAATTTTGATTGTCCCTTTAGAAGTACCTGATGGATTTAGGTTTGATATCATACAAGCGTGGATAACTGCTTTTGTGCCTGCTGGACACGTATAAACGTTAGCACTTGCCGAATCACCTACATTTAGAGCTGCACCTGCATTTATAAACGAACTTGCCATATTATCCTCCTAATGCGATAGCAAATGCTACTGCGTCACCTTCAGCTGCTAAAGGGTCACCTGTAGCAGTACCATCTTTTGTTAAATTTCCAGTTGTGATAACATCACCAGAAACGTTAGGCAATCTTACTATTCTATCACCAGTAGGCTCAACAACTTTTAAAGTAGTTTCAAAAGCGTTTTCTAATAATCCTTCAAATACTAAATTTGAACCATTTAAGATTAAATCGTTTGTAGTTATATTACCGTTAGTGGTAACGTCTTGTAAAATTACTGAACCTGCACCACCTAGCTCTCTAACCGTACCATTGTTAAGTTTTGTAAAAAACTTACCATCAGAGGCGTTCATAGCCAACTCACCAACTTCAAGGGCTGAAGATGATGGTATTCTTAATGATACCTCTGTTCTTTTTGGTTTAATTACGGTTGCCATTATTTTCTTCTATTTCTTACTTTATATTTAATTCTGTTAATTAATTTGTCTTTAGTTAATCGTCTGTCTAATTCTATACCGATTTTTCTACCGATAATCTCTAATTCTTTTTTTGTTTTATATTCTAAATCAACAAGTTTAACTTCTTTACTTTTCTTTTTGCCTGATAAGTATTTTACTTGTTTATCATCATAAGATTTTAAAACACTATCCCACCATTTTCTAATCACACAAAACACTAGAAAGAACCTCCGTCAATTGTGGTTACGGTTACATCACCTGTTGTTACCGTGAAATTATCTGAACTAAACTTAGCAACACCGATATTTGAATTACTTGCTAATTCACCTGCGATTGTCAATTTATTTCCGTTAGCAGTTGTGTTCATACCCTCACCTGCCAAGAACTCTAAAGTACCTTCTAAAGATACTTGACCTTGCGTTGAACTTTCATCTGTAAAGAATATTGTAGGATTTGCCAGTTTAGAAGTTGCAATTGAACCACCTAACATAGCATTTGTAATACCAGCTGCTTTAACTCTTAATGCGTCTGTAGCTACTTCAATTGAAGAGTCATCTACTTCAACATCAAGTCTATTACCTGTTTTACTTAAAGCGGCACCAGAGTCTATTTGACCTGCACCAGAGAATTGTGCTACATCTAAAGCAGTTGTTCCAAAAGTTGGAGCACCTGTATGTGTAAATACATAACCGTTATCTGCGTTAGCAGTACCTTCTTCTACGAATACGAAAGCGCCACCTGATAATTCACTTGGTTGGTCTTCAGGAGTTGCTCTTGTTAATACAAAGGCAGTTGAACCATCACCTTGCGTTGTTACCGAATAGATACCGTTTTCAGAAGCTGTTGTTTGATTTTTAACTAAAAGTCTATCGCCAACTGAAAGTGAAACACCGTCAACTACGATAGCACCATTTGAACCTGCTGTTAATGTTGCACCAACACCTGAACTTCCGTTATCGTAAGTTGCTGATAAGTCAGCAGTAGTACCTGCTCTACAAGATGGTTTAGTATCTAAACCTTGAGCGACTTGGTCAACATATGCTTTGTTTGCTAATGATTGACTATCAAAACCACTTCTATCTTCATAACCACTAGGAACTTTTACCGTACCTGTGCCGTGAGGAGATAAATTAATATCTTTGTTTGAAGCACCAGTTGACATTGTTTGACCATTAATTGTAATGTCATCAATAACTAGTGAAGTTAAACCTGCAATATCTGTTGTTGTAGAACCTAAAGTTAATACAGACGAACCTAAAGTAGTTTCACCATTTGTTGATAACTTAGCATTGGTTACTGCGTCATCAGCTATTTGGTTTGTGTTTACACCTGAATCTGTAATGTTAAAGGTTACGTTGTTATTTGTGATTGCTGAATCAAGACCAGTACCACCTGTAAATGTCAAAGTCTCATTAGTATTATAAACGTCTGTACCTGTATCGCCAGCTAAATCTATGTTTGAAAAGATTGTCTCAAAAGATAAATTACCAGAACCATCAGTTTTCATAAACTGACCTGCTGTACCATCGCCATTAGGTAATGTGAAAGTTGTTGT